TATGATTATTGTCTACCTCATTTGCTAGACAAATATGAAGAGTATGAAAAATACTTTAGGTGGGTTAAAGAAAATAATCGTTATATTATTATGGATAATTCATTACATGAATTAGGTCAAGCATATGATACAGATCGTTTAATGTATTGGATTAATGAATTACAACCAAATGAATTTATTGTTCCTGATGTGTGGGAAGAAATGGAAGCATCTATTAAAAATGCTGCTGAGTGGGCTCATATTGATCTTCCATCTGATATACTTAAAGTAGCAGTTGTTCAAGCTAAAAGTATTGATGAAGCCGTTACATGTTATCTTAAATATAAGTCTTTAGGTTATAAGAAAATAGCATTTTCATATGGTGCAGCTTATTATAAAGAACATTTCCCACATCCAACATCAGCTGTAGCAACAGCAGTAGGACGAGTAGCAGTTATTAGTAAATTATATAAAGAAGGTATTATTAAAGATACTGACAATATTCATTTGTTAGGATGTGCTACTCCACAAGAATTTGCTCACTATAGAAACATGCCTTTTATTACTACTATTGATACATCAAATCCTATTATGGCAGCAATTGAAGGTACAATCTATGAACCATATGGTTTAGATCAAAAACCTAAAACTAAAATTGATGAAGTTATAGATAATAAATTTGATAAGTCACAAATTGGAAAAGTTATTATGAATACTAAATATTTTAGAACAATTAACGGAATATAAATAAAAGTTATGCAAATGAATATTTTTAACAACACAACTCAAATCTATAGTAATAGAACAGCTAATGTCTATGAACAAGAATGGATAGAAGCTATGAACAAATTAGCTAATTCACGTCATAGACTAAATGTAGCTGATGAAGAAGTAATTAAAAAAATAGCAGATAAATTATGAACAAACAAGCAGTATTATCATTAAGTGGAGGTATGGATAGTTCCACTTTATTGCTTCATCTACTTGCCAATGGCTATGAAGTTACAGCATTATCATTTGATTATGGACAAAAACATAATGTAGAATTAGAACATGCTAAAGATTTAGTTAAATATATTAATAGTAATCTTAGTGGAGATTGGAATAGTTGGAAATATGAACCTATAACTCATCAAATTATTGAGTTAAATGGTTTATCTCAATTACTAAACTCAGCTTTAGTAACTGGAGGTGAAGATGTACCTGAAGGTCACTACGCTGAAGAAAATATGAAAGCAACAGTAGTTCCAAATCGTAATAAAATATTTAGTTCTATTATTCAAGCGGTTGCATTATCAATTGCTGAACAAAAGAATACTGAGTGTGCTATTGCAATGGGTATTCATGCTGGTGATCATGCTATTTATCCTGATTGTCGTCAAGAATTTAGAGATGCTGATTTTGAAGCATTTAAAATTGGTAATTGGGGTGCTGAGAAAGTATATCATTATACACCTTATCTTGATACTGATAAGTTTGATTATGCTACTACTGAAATCAAGTTTTGTGAGTGTTTGTGTTTAAGTTTTGATGAAGTATATAAACGTACTAATACATCATATAAACCCATTTATTGGACTTGGACAGATGTAAATGGTGAAATTCGATCTAAATGGTACTCAGATTACAAATCAGCTTCATCTGTAGAACGTATTGAAGCATTTATGAAACTAGGCAAACCAGACCCAGTTGAATACGCAGATGAAGATGGTCCTACAACTTGGAAAATAGTTACAACTCATGTTAAACAAATATTAGAAAATCATGCCAACATCTAAAAAACGAGGTGGAAAAAAAGCCCACAACAAACGAGTAGCAAAACGTAATAAAAACATTGCTATTGCTAAACGTACTTATGAAAAACTTTATAATAATGCTATTCAAGAACATTTATAAAAATTAAAACAAAACCAAAATGGAACATCCGAACCCAAAGAAACATCAACACATTAGTTTTACTAAATCTGTTTTACGAATTACAGGTTATTTAGCATTGCTAGTTAATCCTTTAGTAGCTATCATGTTCCTAGTGGTTAGTGAAGCTTTAGGTATAGTGGAGGAATTAGTATGAGTAAAGAATTATTTTATTATAGTGCTCCTTGGTGTCAACCATGTGAGACATTAGGACCAATTATGGATCAAATTAATAGACAAATTCCTGTCCGCAAAATTAATATTGATTATGCTGACCTAGCTGTCATTGAATCTGCTCAGATAAGAAACATTCCTACAGTAGTACTTATAGAAAATGGAAAAGAAATTCGTAGATTTACAGGTGTAAAATCATTTAATCAAATTATAGACTGGCTAAATTATGGAAACTAAAACAAGATACATATCAACTAAATTATTTGAAAATTATTCAGTAGCAATCAGACAATGGAAAGCACAACATTCACATTGCCAATTATTACATGGTTATGCTTTAAAATTCAAAGTATGGTTTGCATCTAATGAACCAGATGTTGATAAACAATTAGATGATATGAATTGGATTGTTGACTATGGTGGATTTAAAACTAAACCTGTAGGTAATGGTCTTAAAGATTGGATGAATCATATGTGGGATCATACTCTACTAATTCAAAAAGATGATCCATATGCTGACATCTTTGAACAATTGGGTCAGATGGGACTAGCTAAGGTTCACTTCCTTGAAAAGATGGGAGCTGAAAGCTGTGCACGCTTGGTGTATGAGCATTTTAATGATGTGCTTTCTAAAACAGACGCAGGTCGTTGTAAATGTATTAAAGTAGAATGTTTTGAAAATGATACTAACTCATCTATCTATGAAGAATAATTACTGGACTTCAACTCCAACATATAATATTAATTTTATTTATACTTATGAAACCAGGAAGAATAACTGATTATAGTAAAACATTACCAATTGTAGAATTATACACCGCGGTACAAAGTGAAGGTAGTAGAGCAGGGATGCCTACTATAGTTATTAGAACTACAGGTTGTACTCACAGATGTTGGTTTGGAGAAGGTGGATGGTGTGATTCATGGTACACTAGTATCCATCCTGAAAAAGGTAAATATAATTTCAATAACATCATTGAAATATATAATAACAATCCTCATATTAGAGAGATGATGCTCACAGGTGGTTCACCTACAATGCAGCCTGATTTAGTAAATGAATTAACTCATTTCGCTTATAGTAGAGGTATATTTATTACTATAGAAACAGAAGGCTCTCATTTCATTGAAACTGATCATCAAATTGGCTTGGTATCTTTGTCTCCTAAGTTTAGTAACAGTGTACCTAGGATTGGTGTTCTTACACCGCAAGGTAAAGAAGTGGACCAGAAAATGATTGATCAACACAATAAATTCCGTCTACATAAGGAAAATATTCACCAAATGATAGATTATCATTACGACTATCATTATAAACCAGTTTGGGATGGTACTGAAGAATGTCTTCAAGAGATTGAAAATTTTAGACTTGAAATGGATATTCCTAAACGTAAAACTTGGATAATGCCCGCGGGTGATAATAGAGAAGAATTAATTAAAATGTACCCACTTTCAATTGAGTTAGCGATGAAGTATGGTTATAATTGGACTGGAAGAGATCATATTATAGCCTATGATACTCGCCGTGCTGTTTAATTATAACGTATAATACCATGGAAAAAACAAAAATTTTTGTTAATTGGGATGAATTAGAATCTTTAGTTAATTCTCTTGCCTTTAAAATTATTAATTCCGAAATTGAATTTAAATATATATTTGGGTTGCAACGTGGAGGTCTTATACCTGCTGTTATGTTATCACATAAATTAGGTATTCCAATGACCCGAAATGAAAATTTACCTAATGTTTTGATTGTAGATGATATCTGTGATAGTGGAGAAACATTTACAGAGTTTTATAGCCATTACCCAAATTCTAAATTTGCATGTTTGCATTATAAACCCCATACTTCTAATTTTATACCAAATTTTATAGCAGTTTCTTTTCCTTTTGATCATTGGATTGTTTATCCATGGGAAAGAGAAGATTCAAAAACTATTCAAGATTATAAAATATAATTTGGTTATTTTAAAAATAATTAATATACTTAAGTAAATAAAATTTATGGAAAATAAACGTAGAAAACAATATGAAAACATTGAATGCGTTCCTATGGGATATGCTAACGGTGTTGCCCCTGGTTTTCCTTTTACTGATAAAGAAAAGGAATTAATGGTTGAAGAAGCAACTATAGCATTTGGACAATTTTTAGATGCTTTAAAAGTTGATTGGCGTAATGATCCTAATTCAATGGAAACCCCTCGTCGTGTAGCTAAAGCTTATGTTTATGATTTATTTAAAGGTCGTTACAATGATTTTACAGATATTACATCCTTCCCATCAGATGGTTATGATGGTGTAATTATTGAACGAAATGTCCCAATTACTTCAATGTGTTCTCACCACCACCAAACTATTAAAGGTGTTGTACATATCGGTTATGTCTCAGGTGCTGAGGGTAGAGTAATTGGTTTATCTAAACTTAATAGGATTGCTGAACATTTTTCTCGTAGGGGTGCTATTCAAGAACAACTTACAGTAGCAATCCATCAAGCAGTAAATAAAGTATGTGAGTATAATTTAGGTGTTATTGTTACTGTAGTAGCAACACATAATTGTGTTTCTTGTAGAGGAGTTAAACATGATGGTGCAGCTATGATAACTACTAAAGCTTCTGGTGTATTTATGGACAATAATAATCAGGCACGTAAAGAATTTTTTGATTCATTAAAAATAAATAATGGTGGACATCAAATCTAAAGAAAAAATTAAGCAAATAATTGAAGCCGAATTACAGGAAAATTTACATATCCTATTAGACCCTAAACAAAAAAATAGTTTTAGTCAATCTAGAATAAATGTTTGGAAAGAAGTAGTTACTGAAAGGTTGTATTACCATTTAATTGAAAATAAATGACAAAATTAGAACAAAAACAAGCTGAATTAATTGAATTATTAACTAGTCAAGTAGTTGATCTTTCAATGATGTCTAAAATTGAACTTGGAGATGATGTTATAGAAGAATATAATAAATTGGTTGATGAAATTAATAAAGTAAAAGAAAATTACGTTTCGTTTGTATCTGAAGTTGAAGAATTTAATAAACTAATGAATAAACCTAACAACTATGAACCAACTATCCCAAAAAATAAAGGTGAATGGGAATTTGTATACAACTTTATTCTCGAAGAACTTGAAGAATATAAACAAGCATGCGAACGTGGAGACATCGTTGAAGTATTGGACGCATTGTGTGACATTACTTATGTATCCCTTGGGAACGGTACTATGCTTCATGGCCTTAAGGATAAAATTTGGCCCGCTTATATGGAAGTTCAAGCATCGAATTTATCTAAAGCTTGTAGAACTGAAGAAGAAGCAAAAGCGACTGTTGAAATACGATCAAAAGAACAAGGTGAACCTTGTCATTATGAACAGGTTAATAGTAAGTATATTGTATATCGTAGCCGAGATAGAAAAGTAATGAAAAATATAAATTACTTCAAACCAAATCTTAAACAATTTTTTACTTAAAAAATACTTTAACCATATTTATTGTTGATATTAACCTCTAAAAACAATAACAAAATGGCAGATCATCCAGCAATTAATGGCTTCGAGTATGTAAGTGGAAATAATCCAATAAAAGAACTCGAACAACGTCTTGACCAAATCGCGACGTTTTTAAGTGGAAGTGTATTATCAAACGCTCCAGCTTATAACACAACAACTCAAAAAGTAGTTACTTTTACTACTGTAGATCCTCTTCCTACAGGAACCAGTGTAGCTACAGGTTCAATCGCTTTTTCAGGAAGTGGAGCAGCTACTAGAATGTACATTTATACCGGTAACGGTAATGCTAATGGAAATGCTGGTTGGCAAACCGCTTCATTCGGAGGATAAAAGTTATTAATTTATATTAAAGCTTAACTTGGAAACAGGTTAAGCTTTTTTTATATTTAAATATATCAAATTAGTTATAAATGTCTTATAAAAAATGTTTTGCTCAGTCTTTAGGTAAAAATAGATACCTAATCCATTTATGGACTGATAATGGTTATGAAAAATTAGAGTGGAAAAATCAAGCATATATTGAATGTTCTGAGCATGAATCTACTCATATAGGATTAAATGGTGAATCTCTTAAAAAAATTATAGATTGGGAACCAGAAAATCCTAAATTACATTTTCATGATATAACTCCATATCAAAAATTTCTTATTGAAAAGTATGGTGTTAATGATGAACCCTCTAAAACACATCGTGAAGTATTTTTTGATATTGAAACTGAAATGGGGGATGCTCTTACTGAAGAGTATATTAAACAAGCACCTAAAAAAGTTACTTCTATTGCTTGGTATGATAAACAAGCAGACAATTGGGGTATATTAATTTTAGACACTAAAAAACAATTAAAATACACAAAATCTGGTAATAGAGAAATAATACCATGTGTTACTGAAGAGGAATTACTTATGTTATTCCTTGAAAAAATTAGAGAAATTGATCCTGATATTTTAATAGGATGGAATAGTGATTATTTTGATATTCCTTATTTATATTATAGAATGTTAAATGTTGTAGGTGAAGAAAATGTACGTTATTTATCCCCTATAGGTTATATTAGAGAAACTCCATGGTTAAATGATCAATATATTCAAATAGCAGGTGTAGAATCTCTTGACTATATGCGTTTGCATAAAAAATATAGTTGGGCAGACGAACCTAGCTATAAATTAGATGCTATTGGAGAAAAATATGCTGGTTTAAATAAAATAGAATATGAAGGTAGTTTAGATCGTTTATTTGAAACTGATATAAATAAGTTTATTGAATATAACTTTCGAGATGTTGAAATATTAAAAGCATTAGATGAAAAATTAGAATATATTTCATTAACTAAAAATTTATCACATAAAGGTAAACATAATTATAGCGAAGTATATGCTAATACTAAAACACAAGACGGAGCAATTTCAGCATATCTATTAGATAAAAAAATAGTTCCACCTGCTAAAGATAGAAATCCGCTGTCTAAAAAGAATTATGCTGGAGGTTATTTATTTTGTCCTCAAGCCGGAATTTATTCTTATATGTTTGATGAAGATTTAACATCACTATATCCTTCAATTATTATGACAGTTAATATTGGTAAGGAAACAATGGTGGGTAGAATTGTAGATTCAGATGATAGAAATAATCGTTTAGGTCTTAATGATTTAAAATCAAGAGACCCTGAAGAAGAATTAATTATTGAAAATATTAAGCGTAAAAAAACAAAAATAAAAGTAAGTGATTTAATTAAATTTATTCAAGATAATAAATGGGCTATCTCAGCTAATGGGGTATTTTTTAGAACAGATAAACGTTCGGTACTAGCTACTATTCTTGATAAGTGGTTTGATGAACGAGTATTGTATAAGAATGAAATGAAAAAAGCATACAAAGCTAAAAATAGTGAATTAGGTGCTTCGTTTCATATGAAACAATATACAATGAAAATTTTATTAAATAGTTTATATGGAGCAACTGCTCTTGGGAGTTTTAGGTATGGTAATGTAATTTTATCTGAATCTATTACTTTAACAGGTCAACGTATTATCCAAGAATCAGCTCTATGTGCTAATAGGCATATGAATAAAGTATTAAGAGGAGAAATAACATTATGAAAAAACCTGATAATGTAGCAGATACTCCTGGACTTTTACCTTATGCTAGTAATGTAGGAGCTCCTATAATACGTCCTGATAATATTGATGATTGGAAATTAAGGGGTGTTAATAAAGTAAATAAACATCTTGAAACTAAATTTAATGAACTTAAAGAGGAATATCTTAAGTTAGTAGAAGAATATAAATGGAATGAATTAGTATATCAATCTAAATTTTCATTTGAACCTGTAATTGGTCAAATTTATTATCTCTATATTGGGAATGATAAAAATTTATTTTTATCTTTAATATTACCTGATGAATGGGATAAAGAATACATTGGGTCTTTTAAATTGGATAGTCAACAAAAATGGATTAAAGTATGAAACATTTAGAAGATACACCTTGGTGGATTTGTGATCCCGAAGATATTAACTTTTGTGCTTATGTTGATACCGATTCAAATTATTTTCACGCTGAACCTATACTAAGACATTTATATCCTAATTTTGATCAAATGTCAGTTAATGAACGAGATGATGCACTTGAACAAATAGCTCTTAAATATCAGGACATTATAACAAAATCATATGATACATTAGCTAAAGAATGTTTTAATGTTCCAACACATCGTCTTGAAATGAAAACTGAATGTGTTATTCGTTCTGCTTATTTTAGAGCAACAAGACGTTATGCTCAATGGATTACTAAAAAAGAAGGTATTGCTAAAGAAGAATTAGATGTTAAGGGTCTTGAATTTAAAAAAGCTAATTTTCCTCCTGTATTAGGTGATTTTTTTAAAACAACTTTAATTGATGTTTTAAAAGGAACTAAACAATCTGAAATAGATGAAAGGGTTAAAGATTTTAAAAATAAAATTCTATCAGGTGATATTTCAATTCTAAAATTAGGTAACCCCACCTCAGTAAAAAAATTAAATAACTATATTGAACGTAAAGCTAAAGCTGGTGAAATGTTTTCTATAGTTGGTAAAGGTGCTCCTGCTTCGGTTCGTGCTACTATTGTGTATAATGATTTGGTTAGATTTTGGAAATTAAATGATACTTACAGTTACATAGTCCAGGGTGATAAAGTTAAATGGGTTTATTTAAAACCAAATCCTTATCAAATTGAAGCACTTGCTTTTTTAGATTTTGAAATCCCAGATAAAATTTATAAATTTATAGAAACTTACGTTGATCGTAAAAAAATTTTTGATACTATATTGTTAAACAAATTAGAAGGATTTTATAGTGATTTAGGTTGGAACTTAAACTTAAATCCATACCAAAACTTATTTTTTAATATATGATAAATAAACTAACACTACAGTCTCTTATTAGTAAATACTATTTAGGAATTAATGAATCAGTAAAATGGTCAATTAAAAATAATACTTTAAGTATTGATTTTATGTCCCCTATAAAAGATGTAATTGGAAACGTTACATGTAATGAATTTAATCTTGAGGATTGTGATTTAGCCATTTATGATACTAAAAAACTAATTAATCTTATAAGCATATGTAAAGGTGATTTACTTTTAGAACCTGAAAAAATTAATAAACTTTATACTAAACTTAAAATATCAGATTCAAGTTTTAATTTAACATATGCTTTATCTGATCCCTTATTAATTAATAAAGTAGGTACAGTAAATGTACCTCAATGGGCTGTTAAATTAGAATTAAGCAGTGAAGATGTTGAAAGTTTAATAAAAGCTAAAGGTGCATTATCAGAAGTAGATAATATGCTGATTACTACTATAAAAAATAATTATGGCGAATCGGTATGTGAGTTTGTATTTGGTGATGAATCGGGACATAATAATAAAATAACATATCAAATATCAGGGGATATTCAGGAATTAAACATTAAACTACCATTTAATTCTGACATATTCAAAACTATACTTCAAGTTAATAAAACATCTGAAAATTATACTTTATATTTAAGCAACATGGGTTTAATGAAACTTGAATTTCAAGAAGGCACTGTGTCGAATCATTATTACATAGTAAGAAAAGCAGAACAAGGCTTTTAATTTAAAAAAAGTACAAAATTATTTGGATAGGTTACTTTTGTTTATTATATTTACGTAAACAAAAAAAGCAAGATATATGTCAATCATCAAAGATCCATCACTAGCTCCTTTCTATATTGGAAAAGATGCGTACTGTTACACAGTTTATGAAATAGTTAAACCTAATAAGGAACATCACCTTAAAAAAAGTGGTGTAGATAAAGTATATGAAAAACCATTAGGACACTATAAAAATTTAGGAAGCGCTTTAAAAGCAGTTGCTAACGCTAAATTAATAGTTGAAGATAAAACCTATGAATCCGTTAAGGATTATATTAAAGAATGGGAACATATTAACAAAGAAACAGAAAAATTATTTAATACAAAAGATTTATGAAACTAGAAGCATTATTTGATGCAGTTATTGTAAAACCATTAGAAGTAGAAGAAACTACTTATGGTTCAATTATTGTACCTGATTTAGGTAAAGAAAAAAATGAACGTGGAACAGTTATAGCTGTTGGTCCTGGTAGATATACTATTACAGGAGAATTTATTAGTACACAAATTTGTGAAGGAGATGTAGTTGTTCTTCCTACAATGGGGTTTACTAAACTCCATTTTGAAGGAAATGAATATTACATTGGTCCTGAAAATCAAGTTTTAGCTCGAATTATTAACGATTAAAAATTATTTAAATGAAAAAAGAAGTTAAATTAGGTTTATATGCCCGAAATGAATTGATGTGTGGTATTGAAACCTTAGCAAAAGCAGTTATTTGTACCTTAGGTCCAAATGGTAGGAATGTAGTTATTGATCAAAATGGTGCTTCTCCTATCTCAACCAAAGATGGAGTTACAGTTGCTAAAAGTATTTTTCTTGAAAATAAAATTCAAGATTTAGGAGCACAGATGGTTCGTCAAGCTGCTATGAAAACAGCTGATAAAGCTGGAGATGGTACTACTACTTCTACTCTTTTAGCTCATGAGATGATTAAAGCAGGTTTAAAACACCTTAATAACGGAGCAAATGCTGTAGAAATTAAACGTGGTATAGATCTTGCTGTAAAAGAAGTAATTAAATATCTTCAAAATAATATATCAAATGATATTTCTTCTGAAGAACAATTACAACAAGTAGCTACTATTTCAGCTAACAACGACGTTGAGATAGGTAAATTGATTGCTACTGCAATTGAAAAAGTAGGACGTGATGGAGTAGTTCATATTGAAGAATCAAAATCAGGTGAAACCTATCTTGAAACAGTAGAAGGTATGCAATTTGATCGTGGTTATAAATCTCATTTCTTTGTTACAGATAATAATTCAATGACTTGTACTTTAAACGATCCTTATATTTTAATTGCAGATCATCGTTTTACTCAAGTAAAAGATTTACTTCCTATACTTGAAAGTGTTTCTCAAACTAACAAATCACTTTTGATTATTGCTGAAGATATTGATAGTGAAGCTTTAGCTACTCTTATTGTAAATAAAGCAAGGGGTATTTTAAAAGTATGTGCTGTTAAAGCTCCTGATTTTGGTGAACGTCGTAAACTTATTCTTGAAGATATTGCTACCCTAACTGGTGGTCAAGTGTTTGATAAAGATAAAGGTATGAAACTTGATAAATTTAGTTGGGAATGGTTTGGTCAAGCTCGTGCTGTTACTGTTAACAAAGAACAAACAACTATAGTTGATGGTAAAGGTAAAGAAGAAAAAATTAGTCAACGTATAGAAGAACTTCAATCACAAATTGAAAAAGCAAAAACTCCATTTGAAACAGAACAACTACAAAACCGTTTAGCTAAAATGGTAGGTGGAGTTTCTATTATTCATGTTGGGGGTTATACTGAAACTGAAATGAGAGAGAAAAAAGATCGTGTAGATGATGCTTTAAATGCTACTAAAGCTGCTCTTGAAGAAGGTATTGTTCCTGGTGGTGGTGTTGCTTTATTATATGCTCGTGAAGCTATTACTAATAAAACTGAAGATATACTAGGTAGTGATTTGCATATTGGTAAACAAATTGTTTATTTAGCTTGTGGAAAACCATTTGAAACTATTCTTACAAATGCTGGTTATGATCCAGCTGAATCCCAAATGGCAGGTTTAAAATTAGAAGGTGCAGGTAGTATTTGGAATGGCTTTAATATTAAAACTGAAGATATAGTTAATATGAAAGAAGCAGGTATTATAGATCCAACTAAAGTAACTCGTACTGCTCTTGAAAATGCAGCTGCAGTAGCTGGAACTGTCCTTCTTACAGAATGTGTTGTAGTTCCTACAGGTGAAGAAAAGAATACACAAGAAGAACCTCTTCAATTCTAATTTATGAAAACTAAATTAACAGAAACTTTTGTACAAATAGCTGAACGTGTTCCCCCTGGGGACCGTTGGGTATTAATGGGAGATAGTAATAAAATAATTTATAATTCTATTACTGATACTCTTGAAGCTTGGTTTAAAGAAAGTGGTGTTAAATGTGAATTTAGATTAGCTCCTTTAGATAGTAAATTATATGCTATTCTTACTAATGAAGAAGTTATACCCGAAGAAAAACCAAAAACTTATTCTTTATACGGGGAATTTAAACAAGGAATTTAGATATTTAGGTTATGGTTAAATTACATTCATTATTAGTTGAACGCTATCGTCCTGCTAGTTTAGAACATTATGTAGGTAATGAAAATATTAAAAAAGCTATATCACAGTATTTAGCTCAAAATGATATTCAAAACCTTATTTTTTATGGACCTGCAGGTACCGGTAAAACTACTTTAGCTAAGATCATAGTTAAAAATCTTGATTGTGATTATTTATACATTAATAGTAGTGATGAACGTGGTATTGAAACTATTCGAGATAAAGTATCTGGTTTTGCTAGTGCTGCTTCTTTTAAACCTATTAAAATAATCATTTTAGATGAAGCTGATTTTCTTACAATTCAAGCTCAGGCTTCATTACGTAATATAATTGAAACGTTTTCTCGTACTACACGTTTTATAATGACTTGTAATTTTATAGAACGTATTATTGATCCACTTCAATCACGTTGTCAAGTACTTAAAATTGTACCACCATCTAAAACAGATATAGCAAAACATATTGCTCATATTTTAGATGAAGAAAATACAAAATATGAATTAGAAGATATTAAAACTATAGTAAATAGGTCTTATCCTGATTTACGTAAAATGCTAAACACTATTCAATTATCTACTCAGGATAATAAATTAGTTATAGATCAAGAAGTTTTAGTTTCATCTAATTATATGACTCAAGTTCTTAAGGAATTAATTAAACCTAAACCTAATTGGAAGGAAATTAGACAAATAGTTGCTAATGCTAATGTTCAAGATTTTGAAGAATTTTATCGTTTTCTTTTTGACCATTCAAGTGAATATGCTCCTGGAAACGAAGGCACTATAGCTGTACTTGTAAACGAATACTCATACCAATCTAATTTTCGTATTGATAAGGAAATAAATTGTATGGCTCTTATAAATCAAATAATAAAAAATAAATAATATGGAACAACAAAATCTAAACATTAACATTGATTTAAAAAATACCACTGGTATTGAATCACCCGAAGGGCATAAAGTATTTGCTCAAGGAGTTTTACTTCGTAAAGTATCTAAATTTGTAGTTGGTTCTAAAGAAGATGCAGTTATGCCAATTCCTGTATTCTATGATCCATTTACAGGTAAAATTCTTAAAAGTACTATTCCTGCAGAATTAAGGGCAGAATACGAAAATGACACTATTTAATTGGTTAGAAGAAATTACAATTAAAAAATCACCCCCAGAAAAATTTTCTGAGGAAGAGTGGAATGTTTTTAATTCATATATGGTTCATAGATTTTTATCTATGAATGTTGATTATATTGATGTTGTTAATTATGTTCAAAAAATTAACCCACAAAATAAAAAACAAATCTATACCATTTATAAAGAAATGATCCCATCTAAGAAGGTATGGCTTAAGTATATTAAGAGTGAAGTAAAATCCGCTCCTGAAGAATTAGTTAAGCATGTATCTTCTTTTTATGAGTGTAGTTTAAAAGAAGCAGAACAATATTTTCCTATATTAGGTAAAAAAGGATTAAATGAAATTTTACATAAACTAGGAATTGAAGAAAAACAAATAAATAAAATTTTAAAGGAAGCTAAAATATGACTAAAAATAGTGAAATATGGGGAAATCTTACTCCTTATGAAGATAATAAAAAATCTAAAAAAACTCCATCTGCAACCACAGATTTTGAAAATACATACCCTACTTTAGCTAAAGAATTTAAACAAATTCAGAGTGAACAATATGAGTTATTTGCTAAAAAAATGTTGGACTATGGTTTACATAATATCTCTTTAGGTTCTTCACTTGAAGATCCTGAAGATACTAAATTATCTCTTACAGGAATTTGGTTACGTTGTAGTGATAAGATTAATCGTTTAAAAAACTTATTAAAACGTGATGGGAAAAATTATGTGGAAGGTGAAGGAATGATTGATAGTTTTATTGATATAGCTAATTATGGCATTATTGCTATGTTAGTAATGAGAAATAAATGGAAAAAATAAACATTGGCAAAGAAAAAAATACCTCAAATTGTAAAAGAAATAAAGGAATTTAAGCCTGAAGGGATAAATTACGCTTTTCAAAAAAATATTTCTTATTCTCAACTCTCAATGTATCGAAGTTGTCCTTTAAAATGGGCACTTCAATATAAAGAAGGTATAAAGGTATCTACTCCTTCAATTCATACTGTATTCGGAACTTCATTACATCAAGTAATTCAACATTATTTAGATATAATGTATACTAAAAGTGGGGAAGCAGCAAATAGAGAAAATATTATTGAAATGTTTGAAGAAGCATTTCGAAACGAATATAAAAATCAATACCAAAGAAATAATAACCTTCATTTTAGTACTTCTGAAGAATTAAGAGAATTTTATGAAGACGGGGTTACTATTTTAGAACATTTAAAAAGTAAAAAAGGACGGTATTTTAGCAAACGTGGGTGGTATTTGGTAGGTTGTGAGATACCTGTGGTTATAACGCCTAATAAACGTTATAACAATGTAGTATATCAAGGGTATTTAGACGTTGTATTATACCACGAACCCACCAATGAATTTAAAATTATTGATATTAAAACCTCTACTAATGGGTGGAATGCTGATGCTAAAAAAGATGAAGACAAACAATTCCAACTTATACTCTATAAACAATTCTTTTCAGAACAATTTAGGGTACCTGTAGATAGTATTAGTATTGAATTTTTTATCTTAAGACGTAAAATATATGAAAACACTGATTATAATATTCCTAGGGTACAGTGTTTTACACCCCCCTCAGGAAAAATTAAATTAGCTAAGGCAACTAAAGCTATAAATGAATTTATTGAAGATGTGTTTGATAAAGATGGTTATAAAGACAAAACTTATATTCCTACCCCATCTAAACATAGTTGTAATTACTGTCCCTTTAAAGAAAATAAAGAATTATGTAATGCTTCTTTTTAAATAAAAATATATTTTTTCTTAAAAATGTAAATATGTATAGACGAATATAACAAATTAAGATTATGAGTAATAAAAAAGAAATGACACTTACTAGTGTCAAAATCCAAAGTGATTTATTTGAAAATTTTAAAATTGAGTGTGTTAAACGTAAATTTTCTTTTCAAAAGCTTGCCGACCGAGCAATTCATTTGTATCTTACAGATGATGATTTTAGAAAAAAAATTAGTTCTCATACTAATTTAGATTCAAACGAAACAGAAACAAACTAAAAAAAAACACTTAATGAAAGAAGGTTACATTAAAAAAGAGGATAGAAAAAAAATCCTCTTGTTGACGGACGATATTAGGGTACACTCGGGTGTAGCTCAAATAGGCAGAGAAATGGTTTTACATACTTCTCACAGGTATAATTGGATTCAATTAGCCGGAGCAATTAATCACCCTGATAAAGGAAAAGTTTTAGATGTATCTGAAGATACTAATAAAACAATGGGTATTGAAGACTCCTCAGTAAAACTATATCCAACTGATGGTTATGGTTCTCCTGAATTATTAAGGCATATTATTAATATTGAAAAACCAGATGCAATATTTTTAATTACAGATCCAAGATATTTTACTTGGGTATTCCAAATGGAAAATGAAATACGTAAACGTATTCCCATTGTTTATCTTAATATTTGGGATGACTTACCTGCTCCTGCATATAATAAAGAATTTTATGAATCATGTGATGCTTTATTAGGTATTTCAAAACAAACAGTAAATATTAATAAAGTAGTTTTAGGTGATGCTGGTAAAAATAAAATTATTAAGTATGTACCTCATGGATTAAATAATAAAATGTTTTTTCCAATTGATGAAAAACATGAACAGTTTGAAAATTTAAAGAAATTTAAATTACAACTTACTCAAAATAAAGAATATGATTTTATTCTTTTATTTAACTCAAGAAATATTAGACGTAAATCAATTCCAGATGCTATTTTAGCTTGGAGATTATTTACAGATCAACTACCTAAAGAAAAAGCAGAAAAATGCTTATTTATACTTCATACCCAACCTGTGGATGATAATGGTACAGATCTTCCGGCTGTAATTGAATACATTTGTCCTAAAGATACTTGTAAAATATTTATTTCACCTAATAGGTTAGAAACGGTTGATATGAATTTATTATACAACTGTGCTGATGGTGTTATACTTTTATCTTCTAATGAAGGGTGGGGATTAGCATTAACTGAAGCTTTACTTACAGGTACCCCAATTATAGCAAATGTAACTGGTGGAATGCAAGACCAAATGAGATTTACAGATAATGAAGGTAAATGGTTTACTCCTGATCCTAACATCCCATCTAACCATAAAGGTACTTACAAGAAACATGGTGAATGGGCATTCCCAGTTTTTCCAAGTAATTCTTCTTTAATCGGATCAGTTCCAACTCCTTATATTTTTGATGACCGTTGTCAACCTGAACATGCCGCTGAAAAAATAATGGAACTTTATAATTTAAATAAAGAAAAAAGAAAGGAAATAGGTTTAAAAGGTATGGAATGGGTTACAGGAGATGAAGCAGGATTTACTTCTGAAAAAATGTCTCATCGCATTATTGAAGCTTTAGATGAGTTATTTTTAACTTGGAAACCTAGAGAAAAATATGAATTTTTAAAAGATACAGATTTCGAACCAAGGGTTTTAAAACATAAATTAGTTTATTAATATGAGTAAAAATACATTTTTTGTAAGTTGTCCAATTGACACTTACTCGGGTTATGGTGCACGTTCAAGAGACTTTGTAAAAGCTCTTATTGAATTAAATGAATATGAAGTTAGGATTTTACCTCAACGTTGGGGGATGACACCTTTTGGTTTTATAGAAGATCACATTGAAGAATGGGGATTTCTTAAAAATCATATAGTTCCACAATTAACAGAACAACCTGATATTTGGTGCCAAATTACAGTACCGAATGAATTTCAACCTGTAGGAAAATATAATATTGGTTTAACAGCTGGAATTGAAACTACGGTTTGTGCTCCTCAATGGCTTGAAGGTTGTAATAGAATGAACTTAATATTAACTTCATCAACTCATTCCCAAATTGTTTTTAAAAATACTAACTATCAGATTAATAATAAACAAACAAATCAAATACAAGGTGAAGTTAAATTAGACAAACCTATTGAAGTATTAATTGAAGGTGCAAATTTAGAAATCTATAAACCTTTAGAAGTAAAAGAACTTACATCTAAAAATTTAGTTAAAGATTTAGATTCAATTAAAGAATCATTTGCTTATTTATTTGTAGGTCACTGGATGCAAGGTGATTTAGGTGAAGATAGAAAAAATGTAGGTTTATTAGTTAAAGCATTTTATGAAATCTTTAAAAATAAATCTAAAATGCCTGCTCTTATTTTAAAAACAAGTATAGTAGGAGCTTCTTATATGGATAGAAGAGAAATTCAAAATAGAATAGATGCTATTCGTAAATCTGTACCTGGTAATAAATTACCTTCAATTTATTTATTACACGGAGAATTTACAGATAAGGAAATGAATGAGTTGTATAATCATCCTAAAATAAAAGCAATGGTTTCTTTAACTAAAGGTGAAGGATTTGGTCGTCCATTACTTGAATTTAGTTTAACAAACAAACCTATTATAGCTTCAGGATGGTCAGGGCATTTAGATTTTTTAAACCAAGAATTTACAGCATTATTAGGAGGTAAATTAACTCCAATACACCCATCAGCTCAAGTAAAAGATATGTTAGTAGAAAATTCACAATGGTTTTCTCCTGATCATGGTCATATTGGTCATTTTATGAATGATGTATTTGAAAATTATAAAGAATGGCAAGTAAAAGGTAAACGTCAAGGTTTTTATAGTAGAACTAATTTTAGTTTTGAAAAAATGAAAGAACAACTTAAAGATATTTTAACTAGAAATTTACCTGAATTACCTAAACAAGTTAAACTTCAATTACCTAAATTAAATAAAATTGAATTACCTAAAAAAATAGAAATCAATGGATAATCTAATAACATGTGATAGATGTGGTAGTGATGCCTGCTATGTACAAGAAATAAATAATGAAATAAAAACATATCAATGTTATGGTTGTGGATTTATAACTACTTCTTTAATGAAAAAAGGAGAATTATTTTTTGAAGAACAAATGGAACTTCTTCCTAACTTATATAAAGAACTTATGGGTGAAGCAGAAGATAAAAAAGTTTGGATGCCTACAACTATTAATATACCTTCCCAAGGTATGATATTTGCTAATGGTACTAGTGCTGATAATTGGAGATGGGCTGCTGTAAAAGCTGTTCCTGTTAAAGATGAAGAAAAAACAAAATACCCAATCCCAGGTAAAAAAGATGAATATTATACTTGGAGAATGGATATGAGTACTATGAAAGAATTTAATGAAAAAGATTTTATTGAAGCTCTAGATTATATTGGGGTATTTGAAGCCGATTTAAAAAATGAAAATTAGTTACGCAATTACAGTCTGCAATGAATTCATTGAAATTCAACGTTTGATATACTTTTTGCTTCAAAACAAACGGCATGAAGATCAGATTGTAGTACTATACGATGAAGCAAATGGTGATCCCGAAGTCGAAGCGTTCCTACGATCCCATTCCATCAATGGGGAATTTACGTGGCACGCAGCTAAATTTGAAAGGCATTTCGCTGATTGGAAAAATAAATTAACAAGTTTATGCAATGGCGATTATGTCTTTCAGATTGATGCAGATGAAATTCCTAATGAGTTTTTAATTGAAAATCTTCCTATCTTACTAGAAGAGAATCCTGAAATAGAGGTTTTACTAGCGCCAAGAGAAAATTATGTTACTGGTCTTACCCAAGAACATATAAACAAATGGCGATGGGTAGTAGATGAAAAGAATAGAATTAATTGGCCTGATTTGCATTGGCGCATTTATAAAAATTCTCCTAAAATAAAATGGATAAATAAAGTTCATGAACGTTTAGATGGGTTTGCAGCATACACTCATTTACCCATAGAACCTGAATGGAGCTTAGAACATATTAAAGATATTAAACGCCAAGAAAAACAAAATAATTATTACAACACATTATAATCAATTATGGGACATATATTTGAACCTATTCCCCATCAAGGTGAAATGCATACTAAAGCTTGGGGATTTGAATTATGGATTGCAAACAATGAAGAATATTGTGGCAAACTTTTAGTATTTAATAAAGATAAAAAGTTTTCTATGCATTATCATTTACTTAAAAAAGAATCATGGTATGTTGCTAAAGGAAAATTTAATTACTTTTGGATTGATACTACAACAGCTCAGGAAAAAATGACTGTGATTAGTGAAGGAGATATTATAGATTTAGAACGTGGTCAACCCCACCAATTACAAGCATTAACTGAAGGAGCTACCATATTTGAAGTATCAACTAAACATCATGACAGTGATAGTTATAGAATTATGAAAGGAAACAGTCAAATTATTAATTTATGAAAGAAAGAAAATATTTACCAACATTAAGCGAATTAATTGATAGATTATCAATTACCCAATTAAAAGAAGTATTCATTACTGATCATAAAGCAGAATATGCTGCTGAAATAGCTGATATTGTACATGACATACAATTACATTTAAATGAGTGTAAAGAACCTATTACAGCAGAAACAATTCGTGCTATAGTTGTATTATCACAAATGAATTTACATATTTGGCATAATGAGTCTAATGTTAGAAGTGGAAAATCAGGACCTAATGCTTTAGCTTTAACACACGGTTTGAATGGTATTCGTAATACAGCTAAAAACCAAATCCAAGAAGTAATGGGTGGTCGTAAAGACTATAAAATTGATTGTTTAGCTGCAGAATTTAAAGATTGGGAAATTAGTTGGTAATCTAAAATATTTTTCGTACATTTGTGTTATGAAAATAACTAAAGAAAACCTTAGTAAAACGGAAAAGCCTAAAAAATTTGAATACATATTTGAAGATGA